ATTCAAGATCAAGTTTGCCTACTGGCTTTCAGCTGCCCCGCCATAATTCAATCGTCATGCCGCACCTTTTTTATTCCGGCAACGGCCGGTATTTATTCATATCGCAGTAACCGCTCATAGCGTTCATGTCGTGCAGCATCTCGTTTACTACCTCGTTCCGGTCAAGGCCATTGCGGTCTGCATAATCTACCATGTCTTCAAACATTACGGCGATTGTATGCGTGTAATCCTTAATGTGTTCCGTCTGTGGCTGTACGGAATATCTAAAGCATGTCTGTTCCATTGTTAAAAATCTCCAAAGTTATTATTTAGGAATGAGGATTGGTAGCAGCCATAGCGCTCGGCTCCATATGGTCGCCAAAATAAAATTTATGTACACCCTTGGCCCCTACCCAGTGGTCAAAACTTTCATCAAAGCTGTCACTATGTACTGCAGCCGGCACCTGAATAATACAGGGCACTTTCTGCGCCACCATATCGTCTTTGCACCAGCCGCTGTTACAGGTCCCGCAGCAAGGTTCCAGTACCAGGTCGTCAAACGGGAACATCATATCGCAGTAACCTTTGATGTATTCGTCATAGACTCGTTCTGCGTTATGCTCATATGGCGTATCATTCCAGTCATCGCCGTACCATTCCATCAGGTCATCATCACCCAGGTAGAACCGTACCAGGTTGCCCTTGCGTTTGAAGTCAATAATTTTCATGCCTTCGCTTCCTCCTTGGTGGCTTCATGTTCAGCATCAAACATCTTGGTCATATCTGCCGGAAATTCATGTCTGCTGTACATAGCCGCCGTCCGTCGCACCAACTCGCATGGATCAGGATTATTTGCCCCAAACTCCGCGTTCAGCTCGTCTTGCGTCACCGGCCACTTAAAGCCAAAGTCACTGCGTTTGATTTTGCACAGCGGCGCTCCTTCATGCCAGAACACGATGCCCTCCATGGCGGCCAACTCCAACCCGCGCCGGATTCCCTCAAAGCTTAGGTTCGGGATGTCAATACTGATCGTGCCATGCCGCACCAGCACGTCCTTGTCCAGCCCGTAGGGATTCTTCTGGAAGTGCGGTCCAATCGCCTCATAGGTTGCATCCGGCAGGTCATCCCAGCTGTTTTTTCGTGCCGCCACAAACCATTTGTCCGCGGGGTTATCTGCCGCCACTTTCACCCAGTGGGGCCAGTGGCCAGTTACCGGGTCTGGCTCGTCACACGGGATTGCGCCCTCCGGCATTGCTCTGCCCGGCTTAGCATCAAAGCGCTTGTAGAATTCGCCGTTAATAATCGCGCAGCAGGCACCGTCAAGCTTCAATGTGGCAATGCTCTCGTCCGTCAGCGCCGCCTCACAGCCCGGCGTAATCTCGTCACGGATTCCGGTAATCTTGTGGCCACTGAATTCGCGCTTATATAAGGTAGGGATTTTCTTCATTGGTTTTTACCTCCAAAACTTTGTTAATTATTCAAGTGTCAATCTTAATGTTGCGCATAACGACATCGGCAATAGGGGTGCCCGTCAATGCGCACAGGCAGGCGTAACGGCCAATCCATTCATTGAACTCTACGTTCTCGTTAAAGGTGATTTGTACATAGTTGGTAGAATAGCCATGACTTTTCGCCCATGTGTCCGGCGTGCCATTGTCGCATTCCAAGCAAACATGCCGGCGGCCTGGATCTGATTCAATAAACCAAACCATGCTGACACCTTGCTCACATAGCGGGGCCATCATTTTCCGGGCGCTCAGTTTTGCGCTGCATGTCTCTGCCGTGCTCCAGCGGCTCGTCCGGTTGGCTTGGTACTCTGCGCACGCATCATCCACGGCCTTATGTGCTGCCTTTGGGTCGCTCACATCAATCGTCACACTGCGTAGCGTGGTTGGCTCTGGTGTAACAGCCGGTGCCCCACATTCCTCCGGCGTAATTAACGTGCAGCAGTTTGGGTCAAGCTTCAGCTCCCTGACCGCCAGCATACCGCTCGGCTGCAGCCACCGCCCATAGGGGATCTGGTCGTCCACCACTTTGGTAATAACAAACGTATCGCCCTCGCAGGCCAAATATTGGTGTATGCCCGCCCGGTGTGTTTTGGTAATTCGCACTTTGTCGCCCGGTTTTACCAAACAATATCTAGCGGAGTTATTGATGGTGCCTGTGTTGTGATTTTCCATGAATTATTTGCCTCCTTCGTTTGCGAAAACTTGTATTTAGTAAAGGTAAAAAAGTGGGTGCTTGCCAGGCACCCAAATTCAATGGGCATTGCTATATAGTAGCCAACGGCGGCACTCCCAACACTGTATCTACCGCCATTGCCGTTGCATCAATCTGCTCCTGGCTCAAGCCAATGTAGCGCATCGTAATGCTCTGGCTGCTGTGGTGGAACTTGTTTTGCAGCGTTTCCATCACCTGACCAGCCGGCAGCCCGGCCTCTGTCATGGCGTGGTTTGCAGCATAGCCATAGGTCTTACGCAGGCTGTGGGTACTAATATGCTCTTTAATGCCGCACTCTTTTGCCGCTTGGTTTAAGATCCGCCACACCTGGGTTTCGTCCAGCGGCTGCGGCACTCCCTTGGGGCTGCGCATACTCTGGAACAATGGCCAGCCTGGCTTCAGCACATTCATGGTTCGGCCCCGCATCTCTTCAATCAGGGTGGTAATCGCGCCTGCTGCCAACGGGGTAATCAGGTCATTGGTGCGCTTGCCGGTCTTTTCATTGATGATAATTACGCGGTGGCGCGGGCAGTTGTGCTCACAATCCCACACATCATCAACGGTAAGGCGTAAAAGATCGCCCACACGCAGGCCCAGTGTCACACCACATATAAATAAGGTATAGTTTCGCTGCCTGTTATACGGGCGTCCCTGGGTGTGCAGATAGGTGGCTATGGCGTTAAAGTCCTCGCGGCTGCGGATCGGCTCTGCCGGCGTTGGTTTTGCCACACCATTGGTTTTTACCAGGCTCAGTTTGGGCTGGGCATAGCGGGCGGCACGGGCTTTCTTACTGCGGCTCCGCTGGCGCGGCTGTGGTGTTTCGCGTACCAGCTTATAACCCATGGCGGATGCCAGCTGTTCCATCAGGGTGTTGTGGCCGTCAGCATCGGCGCTTGCCTGCATCATCGCCATCAGTAAGCTTGCGGCACCTTGTAGGTCCAACCCACCCTTGGCCTCTGTGGCTTCCTGCATAGTAACAGTGCGGGGAATAAAGTGAGCTACGCTGTTTCTTTTTTTCATAGTGGGCTTCCCTCCTGTGTGGTGTGTCCTGCGGAGCTTTATCCTGCGGAGCTTTATCTTTATGGTTCTATTATAGCACTGCTAATTACAAGAAGTCAACAGTGGCAAAAAATAAATTTCAGGAGAAAGCGTAACAGGCTGCGCCTGGGGCATTTCAGGCTCCGCCTGTATGGGGCGGGGGTTAGCTGCGCTTGAGGCATTTTCAGGTTCCACCTGTAGGGGCGAAAGAACCCCCTGTCTGACGACAGCGGGACCCGATCTACCCCCTCTACCTGGCAACAGTGGGATTAACCTACCCCCCCTGTCTGCCTGGCAACAGCGAGGCTGATAGAACCAGCTATACAGTATAAATAGGTAGGAAGACGGCCAACAGGCGATCAGAGCGCCCTGTGATAGCCCTGTGGTGCTCGTTATTGGCCGGATCTAGTCTCAAAATGGATGGATCTGCCCCTGGTGAAGACCCAAAGAGGGCGTTTTCGGGGATCAAAAGCTCCGCCAGAGTCGTTCCGAGGCGTTTTCGAGCAAAAATAATGCGTTTTTTAGCGTTTTGGCGCTGTTTTTGTGCGTTTTAGTGGCCAAATTGTGCGTTTTTATAGCGTTTTTGGGTAAAAAAATAAGGCCCCAAAGGAGCCTAGAAAGCGGATTGTTATGCGGTTTTCTTCGAGAAAGGGAACGATTAAGGAAACAGGGATCTAGAGGGAGGAAAGTGGAGGAAAAGAGGGGTTTGGAGAAAGGAGGAGAGGATGTGGGGAGGTGGAAGAGGGAAAAGTGGCGTAGGTACGCTGGTTTATGTTTTGAGAGCCGGGAGTGAGATGGGATAACTGACCCGTTTTTCACGCTCACACGTTATTTTTTCTTTTTAACATACCCCTCTATGCAAACTATTGAAGGTGGTTTGCAAGTAGCGGATTTTTAGCGGTATAGCGTCAAATTTTACCCTATACAGCCCCATATTTAGTACGCCTTGCTGGCTTTACACGCCATATTTTGCGGATTTGTACCTTTATATACGCGTAAAGCGCCCCCGTGGGCACCCTTGCAAAAATCAGGTCAAAATTCTACTGTGGTATTATGTGATTGTCGAAAGGAACACAGCAAACACCCCGTTCCAAGTAGATAATCTGTTTACCGCGTATTCACGGGGGCGCCTTTGGTGCCCTAACACTGGATACGGTCAACGGTATACAGATACTGGAAACAACTGCACCTTGGCAACAGAATATTGTACACTGGTTTTTCTTTGGCCCGCGTGGTATGCACTTCATTCGTGTAACTCATTCGTTCAATACCACAACGGCCCTTGCAAAAGTCTTAGTTGTAAATTTTGCGCTGAACGTATCTTTCCGCAAAACACGCATGGCAAGGGGTGGAGAGCCGCCTTGCATAAGCTACAGGTGTACCCTTTGGGTATTCCAATGGCATGGTGTCAACCTAACAACGCGTGTAAAAGTGTTTGAGAAACACGGTACAAGTAAGCACAAGTTTTCAGCCCGAAAAGTGTACAATATTCGACCGTCAAGGGAACGTTGTTTCTTTGTACCTTGAAAACTGAATAGTCGGAAAGTACAGCTTTCCCATACCCGGAAGCAAACCTTGCTATCTAGTGGGGTTCAAAAACCGGTTCAACAAAGCACCAACAGTCACAGTTGGAAGAAAATGTGGCCGCCCTGCATTCTGCGGGGATAGTCTCCAGAAACTACCGCTATTCGGGTTAGCGGCAAGTCAGGAAATCCACGGAATATAAAGCCGTCCCCCAAACGGTGGAAGTTTCCGCGCTGGCAGTCTGATTAAAGTTAGCGCTGTACGCTTGACTGCACCTTGTAAACTTTACACTTTCAAGCCTTGGAATGTCAAATCAAATAATCTAGTCAAGGTTTGGAATAGCAAGTACATAACAGCCCAGCGGGTCACTGCTTCTTGGCCCGCCCCCACTGCCCGAAAGGGTAGAAAAAAGCCGCCCATGGTGTACCCAGGCGGCAGAAAAGGGGGGTCTTGCCAATGTGGACAGATTCAGAGTACATATCCGAGCCGATTTCCGGTGTTTCTGCGTTCGTTAATGATACAGAATGCTGGGAATTGGAAGCGGAAGAAGCTGATTAGTTCCTAGGCAAGCGGGGTGTCGCTGTTCACGCGGCGGCACTCCGTCCTCTTATTTGTAGTTTATCACATAGTCAACACCGTGTCAAGAAAGGAAGTATAGAAATGTTGAAACTTTGGGAAGTCCGCTTTCAGTTAGTATCAGGGGCTATTTTCAAGAGCTTTGTCCCTGCCTATTCTAACGGCGGGGCCGAGAATAAGGTACTCGACCTACTCCGCGACCGTTGCAAGCGCTGTCTGGCGTTCGATACAGAGGGTCAACCCATTGCGGACACCCTCTACCCTAACCCGCAGTTAGTAGACTGCACCCTCATTGCCACCCTGTAAGGGCGATACCTGGAGTTGGTGGGCCAGGGGCAGAGAGCATCCCACTACCATGCCCAACAGGGCAAAAAATGAAATGAAGTATCTAACAGAATGAAAGGATGTACTACCATGAAAAAGAACACTACTACTACCACCAAGTCCGCAACCACCAAGGCACCCCGCCAGAACCCGGTTCCCAAGTCCGAAAAGACTAACAAGCTCACCCTGACCGCCCTTGGCAAATTTGCCCAGGACTATGCCGACCCGGATAACGAACTGGCCACTATCACGGATGAAAATCTTCGTTCCTATGGCGTTGTTGAATCCAAGGCCGGTTTGCTCAACTCTGCCCGTGGTATCTACCTTGCCGCCAACTTCATGGCGTCCTGCCGTGAATCCGCTGGCTGGGAAAAGGAAAATAAGGCTGAACTGGATGCTGCCGCGGCGGACGTTCGCAAGAAGATGAATACGTTCTTCAAAGCGTTTGGCCAGCGTCCCGGCCGCCGTGCGGTGGATGCTGCCCGCCCTCTGTATTCCTG